CAAAAAAATATTTCTAAAAATTAAAAATAATAAAAAATTACTTTTAGAATAATAATTTTTGGAATAATAATTTTTGACATTGGTGGAATAATAATTTTTGAAATTTGTGGAAATTCCTTTGAATTTAATAATTTGGACGATATGTCTAAGATAAAAAATTATGCGAATTAGACATCGAAATTGACATAAATATTGGTGGAAAAACACGTTTCCAACCAAAATTTATTAATTTTAGACGTTTTCAAAAATATTTCTAAAAATTAAAAATAATAAAAAATTACTTTTAGAATAATAATTTTTAAAATAATAATTTTTGACATTTGTGGAAAATCGCGAACAAAACACATAATTAATTATCAATAAATTTAATTTTTCTGATACCTCTTCTTATTTTTTCACCGATACGTATTCCTTCTTCAACTCTTTTGTATTTTCTTATGTTTTTCATAAATTCTCTATCACTGGGAATTTTGGTATTAGGATTATTGAATTTAAACCAATTTTTAAAGGCTTCATATAAATCCACACAGTGAATTTTGTCAGTATCATTTGGTGTATCTTGAGTATGCTCATTAATAAATTGCAAATAGAGATCTGTATTTTCTTTATACTGATTTGTCCATTTTAAGATTTCATTTGTAAGTTTAAGTTCTTTATTTTTAACATAGCCTTTATAAAAATCAATCAATAATAACATAAAATCAAGTTTCCACAAATCGAAATTTTTATTTACATTTACATTAATTTTTTTTTGATTTTCTTTGACAGGATTATCGACAAATTCAGTTGGAAAATTTATACAACGCAATCTTTTGCTAAATGCATTGTCCATATCATCACAATCAGGAATATCGTTACAAATAAGCAAAGTTATAAAATTAGCAGTGAAATCAATCATATCATTAGAATGACAATTTCTAAGAGTAGTTGAGTCTCTGCCAGTTACAAATTTAATGAAACCACTATTAAGCTTGCTATTTTTTTCAGGTTCAGAAGCAATAACAATTCTTTTATGCATAAGATTCAATAATCCAGGATCGGGAGAGTTAGCATCAGGTCTTGGTCTTGTAAATAAAGTGGATTGAACTGAACCGAAATAGTCACCCATGGTAAATTTAAGCAATTCAATTAATTTGGATTTACCATTACGCCCACAACCAGTCAAAATAGTAAATAATTCTAATAAATTACCAATAAGTCCAACTGAAAGATAAGTAAGCATATAATTTCTTTCTTCTTCATCTGGTTGGATTTCTTCTAAAAAAGTAAGAAGTTCTGAATATTTTTCAGTATGATTAGGAGAATAATTATAACCAACAGACATAGTAATATAATCGGAAGGAATTCCTTCTCTAAATTCAAAATTAATTAAATCATAAACACCGTTATTAAATCCAATTAAATAATGATTGCTATCAAGTTTTTTTAGAAAGTTGCGACATTGATTTTCGTTAATAGTAAATATTTCAGAAAGTTCAATTAATACGTTATTTTTAAGATTAGTATTATCAAAACTTTTCATGATATTTTTTAAAGATTTAATTTTTTGTTTATCAGATTCATTATTTTTATAATAAGTAAGCAATTGAGAATATAAAGATTTTAATTTTTCTTGCGCCATATCTCGTAATTCCATATTTTTTTTACCAATACATTTCCACTTATGTTCCGAAAAAATAAACCAATCTTCACTTTCAGAATAACGGAATTCATCTTTGTAAAAATAATAAATAATTTTAGCAAAAGGATAAGCTTCACCATTCAAACTATTAAAAATAAGTTCATTTAATTGCTGATCTTCGTAAATGTCAATTTTATTAAATTCGACAAGTTCATCGTCATTATTATTAATATTAATAGTAATATCACCATTGAAAGCAATGTTCATTTCATTTTTAGTCATAGTAATCATATGGTTGCAAGGATATCTTTTACCAAAACATTCAGGATGGCGACATTTAACAGTCATAAATTTATCGATGATGTCAATATACATACTATACGGCATATCGTCATGTTCTCCACCTTTAATAAGGCAATCTTTATTTTTTAAATCGACATAATAATTTTTATCATCTAAATTATGTTTATCGCCAATAATAAGGTTTTCTTTTGGATATTTATGTTTAATAAGAGAGCCAAATTTTTTGTTATTAATAAAATCATTATATTGCTCTAAGTTGTCTTGTTTAGCCCATAATAATAGAGAACCAATTTTAAGTCCATCATTATTTTTTTTAAAATTATTCCAATTATTTTCACAATCGCCAGAAATATATTTAGGACTATTACTGCTCCACTTTTCCCACAAAGGCAAATATAATTCGCTGATATTATGGAGACATAATCCCACACTAATCCAATTCGTATAGTCATCACACTTTTCTTTTGATAGCATTTTTAAAAGTTTTTCAATTTCATGAACAGAAAATTTTAAATTTTTATCATCTTCTTCAATTTCTTGTGGTAAAAAATTAATTCCAATATCTTTTTTTGAAGTTTTAATTTTACTATTTTTACTATTATTATTATTATTTTTTTCAAGGATAATATTTTTCATCCAATCAGGGAAACATTTCATTTCATATGCAAATAAATCTTTTTCCCACATATATTTTACTTCTTTATTAGTATTCATATTAAAATATCCTGTGGGAGGGGCGATAATATTACCACCATTAGTTCGAATATCAATGTCAAAATTTTTAGAAAAACACTTAGAAGTAGATTTTATTTTATCCAAGTCTTCTGTATATTTAAAATAATAATGTAACCCACCAGAACCACTAATAGCTTTTACAGTGTCAGGCTCAGGTTGATTGTAAAATTGTAAAAAATTATTCCAATGTTCCGTGTTATCAATATCAACAACTATTATATTATTAATTTTTCCGGTAGGAATAGCAATACCATTATATTTAGAATTAAAAAAATATTGACTGACAGTTGAATTTTCCCAATCTTTTGGATATTGTATTTCTTTTTTATAAATACCATCTTTGTTTTTCCTTTGCTTGATATTTATGGAAAAACAAATGTAATTATGCTTGTGGAAATTTTTTATTTCTTGTTCCATAAATTATATTATATTTTTATTGATTTAATTTTTAAGCGAAGATAAAAAAAGGCGTAATTTTTCATTATAAATATAAAAAATTAAGCAGAATAGTCAGCAATCATAGCATAGGTGGAACTACTAATTTTGAGGAAAGTGCCAGTTTTGCTTGCTGGAAGATTAACAGAACCTCCAGAACCAAGATTGATAGAAATATCAATTGGACCGCCGAGATTGGTAGCAATGTTTTTTACAACAAGAATAAGATTATTAGGGTAAGCAATAGAAATATTAGTATTAGCACTTAATGTAACATATTCAACTAAATTAATAGAATTACCAATTTTGACAGTATTTCCGGAAGTTTGATTAAGAACAATATTAGGGGCGCTAAATGTTCCCAAAGATTGAACAATGGTGGTAGAAGTTCCGAGTTCGACATCATTTCTGGCAGAAAAGTGTCCATCAACAGTGACAGGAGCATTAATATTAGCGAAATTAGTAGTAGAATTGATGGTTAAAGTATCATTTCCGTCTTGTCCAATAGTAGAATTATTAGTAGCAATTAAATTGCAAGTTGTAAGAGTATAAGGTTCCGAAACAGTAGTATTTCCTTCAAAAGTAGTTTGAGCATTAACAGTAAAAATATCATCAATACTTGTACCAATAGAAACGTCTTTTGTAACAGTTAAATATGGAGTTGTAATAATACTATTATCACCAGCCATCGTTAAATCAGAATAAAATGTGGCATAGCTATTGACATCAAAATAAGAACCAGATAAACCTGTGGAACCAGTAAAACCTGTGTGTCCAAAATAGGCATGATAACCAAAATAAGAATAATCATAAACAGATAATGTGTCAGTTTGAATATTATCAGATTGAAGTCCTTGATTGAAGGAGGCAGTATTATTAAAAGTAGCATCATTATTGAAAGTGGCAGGTGCGTTGAATTCAGCGGTGGCATTAACTGTTAATTCATCATCGCTGTCAGAACCAAGTGTAGTATCATGATTGACTCTAAAATTTTCCGGATTAAATTCAATTCTGAAATCTTCAAGTTTTTGATTTACATCTTTAACCAATTCCATGAGAGCTTTGTATTGAGCTAAATAAGCGGTATTAAACGCATTATACATTGTCATTTATAAATAATAACTATATATTATTTATAAATTTAAAAAAATGGTTGTTGAAAAAAACTAATATTTAATGATATAATTCAAGGTGATATATGGTTGCATATTATTGTGGGGTTCACTTGAACCAGAACCAAGTGTTGACATAGAAGAGTAACCATGTTCAGTACTAGTTGATCCTGTAACACCTCCATCTACAACTCTATTACCCCCATGAAGTGGCATATCATGGGTATGTTGAGGCATTTCATCAACAGACAAAGCATGGTATTCTTCGCCACCTGTATTTCCGAGTGATTTAGAATAAGTTAAACCATTTATAGCGGAACTGCTTGTGCAAACAGGAATTCTACCACGCATGTCTGGAACGGTAAATTGTCCTCCACTACCACCATAAGTATAACCAATAGCTTTATATAATAATTGATATTCAATAGTATTATAAGAAGAACCGTCACACATAAGCCATCCACTTGGAGCGGAAGAACCGGCATAAGGAATAACAGCTCCTGTGGGGACAAGTAACAAATCGGTGGTAGATCCGGGAGGTCCTTGAACAACACGTGTAGCGGTGAGAGAACCATCAACAGAAACATTTTGGCCAGGTCCTGGATTTATGCTAATAGAACCTGTGGATTGAATAGTAACATTTCCTTTACCACTAATATTAACATTACCATCAACAGAAGTGATATTAGTATCACCATAAGATTTGGAATTAATTTCATCGGCAAAAGATCTTATATTAACATGTCCAGTTTTTGAGGCTATATTAATATCTTTTTCAGCAGTTTGTGTAATTTGTCCTTGAGCATTAGAATTGACACTTTTTTTGTCAGTAGTTAAATTAACACAGTTATTTGAAGTAAGTTTAACAATGTTTGTTTCAGATTGAATGTTAGTATCTTTTTTAGATGAGATAGAGATATTATTAAGTTCAGCTGTCATAACAGCATCATGTCTTGTAGCTTCAATAGAAACAGAAAGGTCTCTTAATTCTGCGGTCATTTTATAAAATACAATATATATTATATTTTTTTTACTAATAATATTGGCTGGATGATAAATAAAATAAAAAAAATAAAAAAATAAAGATATATTTTATAATGGCAACACCAACGGTTTAGATTTGTTTTTATACAGATTTGATGGATAAGGAAATAAAATCTATGTTCATCAAAATAATACTTTTAATACAAGCGGGAAACAACAACACAATTCAATGGCATAGGTCCAAATGCGATATATATATCATTTTCAACATCATCAGCAATAACGGGTGGAACACAAACAGGAACAACAGATTTGGCATTGACAAAATTTGACTATACAGGAATAGAAATCATTATACAATTTGGAGGATTATGTTTTTCACATAATATTTTACAAAAAATCATAAAAAAAATTACAAATTCAGGAGCAGAAAAGAAGATTTTAGTATATGGTGGTCCAAGAATGGATAAGAAAATGTATAGCTGTGAAATAGAAGGATTTGGAAAAGCAGAATTCACAGATGATCATATATTTATTTATAATAATCAAGTTGTAACATTTGAGGAACTAATAAAATTAGATGAGACAATAACGAAAGTAAGAAAAATACCATCAAGTGAAATCAGAGAAATATATAATATTATTGGTGGTCAGGAGCAAATATCATTAGAAAATGTGTTTGAAATAAATAGCAAAATATTATGTGTTGGATGTCGTGCCAAAACTGAAATAGCCAAGAAATATATTGAAGAAAATATAAATATTTAGATATAATATTGATAAATAATATTATATTGGAATGCCAGTAAATATGGCTTTGGATTGGATAAAAAATGATAATGAAATAAATACGACAGGAACAGAAATAAATCCAACAATATGTAGTAATGGAACACATATATTTATGACTTATATAACATCAGGATCATTACCTGATAGGACAAATGCAGGTAATTATGATTTGGTAATAATGAAATTGAGTTTAACGGGAAATATAATATGGACAAAACAGGATGCAAATTTTAATACGCCAAATTATGAAAACAATCCTAGTATATGTTATGATGAAAATACGAATTCGATATATGTAAGTTATGTATCAGTTGGATATATTCCTGGGCAGAGTAATTTTGGTTA